GGGTAAATTGTTTTTAGATTTAGGTCAGGGTCAAGAATCTTTGGGAGAAATTTCAAAAGAACTTGATAAGTTGTTAGATTCATAATATTTATATGAAAACCATTAAAAATGACTTTCGGGCAAATAAAATCCATAATTGAAAACAGTTTAATTGAATCCTATAAGAACGAGGGGGAATTCAAGAAATCTTTAAGAGAATTCAAACATAACGTATTGAGTAATAAATCTATGTCAAAAATTTACTCATTATACGACCAATTAAGTACACCTCAAGGATTATCCGAGTCAGATGCTAAAGAATATTTAGAAGAGGGAGTAAATCTTATTCAAAAATTATTGGAAAGCATCAAATTACCTAAAACACTTTCTGAGTCGGTAAACGAATATTCAGACATCGATACTTTAGTTTATTTAAATAAAATCAATTTATCTGAGAGAGTTTCTGCCAAGAAAACTATTATTAATATTTTAACTTCCGAAAAGAAAACCGTAAAAGAATCTATTAATATTCCTATTAAGTCTATGGTTAATATTGCCAATCAAACTCTAAGAAATTATATTGAAACTTTAAGTGAGAATGATAAAAAAGAATTTTTCCAAATTATTTCTGAAGATACAAAAACTTTAGAAACAAAATTTGAGACACTTAGAGAGAGTACAATTATTAAATTAAATGTTATCTTAGAAAACGAAAAAGAGTTTGAGGTAAAAACAAAAATTTCAGAAACAATCGATAGAATTAAAAATGAAAAGTTTGACCAACTTAATTTCTTAAAATTAAAGAACTTAGAAAACTCAATTTAATTTTTTTCTTTGAATATATTTCGCTTTTAAAATTTCGGTTCTTTTTAAGACCGATTTTTTTTTGAACTCCTTTCTCGCAAACAAAATCTGATTTTGTTTTGTTTTGATGACTTTGGACTTTAGAGATTTTAGAGATTTTTCTATGTTCTCTCCATTTTTAATTTCAACTATTAACATATTATAAAATATCTGTTTTTTTTCAAAAATTTTGACTATCGGATTTATATGTCTTATTTTTATAATAAATAAACCGAATAATATGAAAATTAATGAAAAAAGGAAAAAGTGTAAAGTTGAATCTTTATAATCCTATCAAATCGACCTACGGGACTGTGGATTCTAAAAATTTAAAATCTATCTACATAAACATACAATCATGGGTAACACCTAAATTTGAACACGACAATTGGAACAGGGTTGTTTGTAATTTAAGTAGAGAAATAAAGCACTCCGTTTATAATTCAATAACGACTGAAATTTTCCAAGAAAAAAGTATTGTAGATTTAGATTTACGAACAAGTGGAATATCTCATGGAAAAAAATCATTCTTTAACTTAGAAGTTAATCTCTACACAAATATAGAATTAGATTTTAAATCTTACGAAATTAAAGAATCTATTAAAAAAATTGTAAAAAACATCTTTAAAAATAATATTAATGAAAACAAATATTTTGATTTTTCAACATCAAAAAAAGAAACTAATTAATAAACTATCCATTATTAGATATTTATTTTAAAAACCTTGATGAAAAATCTTAGAATATTAGAAGCGAGTGAGCTTGGACATGGTATCTTGGTCGAAATGGATGCAGGATATGTTTCTCCTAAAGACATACATAACTCATATGTTTTACAAGAATCTGCAAAGATGGATTGGAAAAATCCTTTTGAATTTTATGCTGTTCTACAAAAATATGACACACCAAATAGAAACGGTAGATTTTATCCTAAAAGGATATTACAAAGAGAAGCCGAAAATTATAAAAAAACAATTGCAAAGGGTCTATCAACTTCAGAGTTAAATCACCCTGAATCATCACTCATTGACTTAGATAGAGTATCTCACATCATTACAGATATTTGGTGGGATAAAAATATCCTAATGGGAAAACTTAAATTATTAACATCACCAGGATTTCACGAAAGCGGAATCGTCTCAACAAAAGGGGATATTGCCGCAAACTTAATGAGACAGGGTGTTACTATGGGAGTTTCATCAAGAGGTGTTGGCTCTCTTAAAAAAGTTGGAGAAAGAAATGAGGTACAAGATGATTTTGAATTAATTTGTTTTGACTTAGTATCATCACCATCAACACCGGGGGCTTACCTATTTTCAAATCCTGAAGATAGAAACAATTATGAAGAAAACTTAGATGAGGAAAGAAATCGTAAAGAAACAAATCAGTTTGCTGAGAAATCAGTTGACTTAATGAAAAAATTAAACGATTTTTTAGGAAAATAATTAAACATGGACGAAAAGTATTTTGTAGCAAAAATTCAGTACGATTTACCTGATGAGAATTCAGGCAAGATTAAAAAAATCAGAGAAGAAAAACTTGTTAAAGGTTTTTCAGTAACAGATGTTGAAGCGAAAGTTACAACAAAGTACGAAGGATTCACACACGATTGGAGAATAACTTCGGTATCTGAAAGTAAAATCGATGAAGTAATTGAAAAGTAATTAAATAAAAGTGGTCAATCGACCACTTTTTTTATTTGGTAGATATTTATGAAATAAAATATTATGAATTTTCAAGTTTCACTTTCAGCTAGTCCTACTGTAAATGTAAGTAAATTAATAAACGCACCTTCATGGTCTTCTTGTTTAGCCTATTGTGAAGGAACTGGTTTAGGACTTATCGGTATAAATGTGTTTAGAGGGGAAATTGTTATTAATGATGATACTACAAATAATTGTTATACAGTTACTCTTTTATCAGATACGACAAATACAAATTCATTTTATTATGTATTTGATACAAATTATAATACACTACAAACTTGGATTAACTCTCAAACAGGAAAAACTTGTGTTGGAATGAGTTTACAAGAAAAATCTTACGTGGTAGTTTAATAAAACCTACTTTTTTTAGTTTTGACACTATTTATTAGTTAAATTAAATAATTTTTTAATGCAAGAAAAAAAATCATTAGTACAAGAGGCACTTATTCAAATGAGAAATGTTGAAGAAGCTATCGCCGAAAATGCAAAAGGAATACTTCATTCTACAATGAAAGAAGAAATCAATCAATTAGTAAAAGAATCTCTTTCTGAACAAGACGAGGTTGATTTAGATGCAGACATAGAAGACGACGAAAACACAGATGATGTGGATATGGACGTTGATATGGATGTTGATAACGACACAGAAGATATGGATATGGATGTTGATACAGACATTGATATGGATTCTGAGGACGAAAGTCCTATAGATTTGACTGACGCATCTGACGAAGAAATTCTTAAAGTGTTCAAGGCTATGGGTGAAGAAGACGGAATCATCGTTAAAAAAGATGGTGAAGACATTCACTTAACAGACAACGACGCTGATACAGAATACTTAGTAAAGCTTGGTGAGTCTGAAGAAGATGAAATAAACATGAATGAAACAGACGAAATTATGAACCAAACAGAAACAGACGAGTCAGTACAAGACGTAATTGACGCAATTTTCTCTAAAAACGGAGATACATCAGAGGTAGACATCGACGATGTTGAATCAGATGATGACGAAATGATGGAATCAGATGATGATGAAGTTGTTTACGAAATTTATTTAGATGATGAAGACGAAGATGAAATGATGGAATCGGATGACGATGAAATGATGGAATCAGATGATGAAGACGAAATGATGGAATCAGATGATGAAGACGAAGAGTTAGACGAATCTGATGATGACGATGACGAAGAATCTATTGACGAATCTTATAACCACAAAAGAGCGGTTAGAGAAGGTAAATCAACAGTTAAACCTAAAGGTGTTGGAATTGGCTCAGGACCTAAATTCACTTACAAAAATAAAGCTGCAGGTGGATTTAAAGAGGACAAAAAAGAAGGTCCTAAATCAGTAGGTACTGGTAAAGCAAAATTCGAATATAAGAAAGGTGCTAACATGGAAGGAAAATCTAAAGTTGTTAAAGCTGAAACAAAAGAAAGTTATGGTTCAAAAAAAGATGAATTCAAACGTTCAAAAGTTGATGGAGTAGAAAAGAAAGCTGGCACGAAAGATGGTCACTTTAAAGACTACGAAAAAACAGAAACTAAAGAAGCGGCAAGAACTTATGGTAATGGTTCAAAAGAAGGTAGAGGTTTAAGAAAAGGTATATCTAACAACAGAAATTACGTTTATGGTAAAAATGGTGTTAAAGTAGAATCTACAGAAGCAGAAGTTAGTATGTTGAGAGAAAAGAACGAAGAGTATAGAAAAGCATTAAATATTTTCAGAGAAAAATTAAATGAAGTTGCTATATTCAATTCGAACTTAGCTTACGCTACAAGATTGTTCACAGAACATTCAACAACTAAAAAAGAAAAAATAAACATCCTAAGAAGATTCGACGGAGTTGAGACATTAAAAGAATCAAAAAATCTTTATAAATCAATTAAAGACGAATTATCTAAAGGTGACACACAATCAATTACTGAATCAGTTGAAACAAAATTAAACAAACAAGTTTCTACAGGTTCATCAGTTAATCTAATTGAGTCTAAGACATATGAAAATCCACAATTTTTAAGAATTAAAGATTTAATGTCTAAGTTATAAGATTAATAAAAAATAAATAAAAAAAACAAATATTTTAAAATGGGAGCATTATTAGAATCAGGTCTTGTTGGTAACATCGGTCTTAAGCACCTTAAAGTTATCAAAGAAGATAC